AAGTGATGAAAATAGAGCACATTTCAATGCTCTCAATTCGATAAAGGTTAGCAGGCTCGGGAATTCTTATCACATAAAAATAAACGGAATGAAGATGTTTCAATTGCTGGTCAATAAGACGTTTTTCATTGTGTCATATGATAACATTGTGTCGATGAATTATTTAGTGTACTTCTCATATTTAACTACCATCATTGAGAGCAAGTTAAATATGAACTTAATACTTGGGATAGAAGAGTATTCAGATATGAATGCGTGTATACAGGCCATTAATGAGTACCATGAAAGCAAACCTGATTATAAAGATCAGATTACACTCATTTCATCATTAGAAAGTCTGTCATTATATATGATGGATCAATTGAGTGAGGAAAAAATGTCATCTCAGTTGTGTCTAGTGGATTGTCTTTCAGGATTGTCAGAGATCATAGGCTGTGAAACAGAGGTATTGTGGAAGAGCTTCTGTAAATCTAGTATATTAACTGGAGACCACCCAATAATTAGGATTATTAACACGATGAAACTTGTTCGTATTGATCATCTCGGAGATTTATCTTCTATACATAAATATCTGAGCATTGCTGAAATAGATTATCAAGCAGGTTGGTTGAAGTATCATAATCGAACAGCAGAGAGATTTAAGACCAGTAAGGAGAACATGTCCAAATTGATGTCCATTGTGAAGAGGGAATTCTGTAGAGGTTATGTCAAGAAGCATTCTTCTGCCCCTGCATTCAAGGAAGATAATCATGATACAAGAATGCTAACACAGAAAATAAATTCACAAGGCTACGAAGCGATGTTAGATTATGAAGAACTCAGACTCTGGGAAAACATCACACCATTTAATTGCTTACAGAGTAAAGTGTACAAAGAATCCACAATGAATCTTAAAGACACGGCATGTACCAAATTCGATTATGATGCAAATAATAATAATAGTATAAAAGAAATAGATGAATACCTGATGAGAGATAGTTTAGAAGTACCAGATTTGAGGGACTTGATTAAGAATTATAAACCACAAATGAAAAGAAAGGCAGTAGTTACGAACTCTCCGGATAGATTAAATGATACTATAAAGACCTGGTCAGAATCATCCCATAAGGGCAAAGTGACTCGATTAGTGGATAAAGAGAAAGAACAAAAACCAGAGGGAAGATTCTTTGGGATTGCGGAATATACAGTAAAACTCAGCTTAAGTAAATTAATGGCTGATGTTAAGCATGTTCTAAGTTATTATAAAGATCAGATTATGACACTAAATGACATGGAAAGAAAAGAATTATTATACGAATCAGCCCAAGAATTAAATGATAAGCAAACATATTCATTATTATTGGATATTTCAGGTCACAATCAATCGATGTCAATTGATAACTGTCAAGAGTTATTGGAATTCATAATGGGATTGTTTGGAATAGAAGGGTATGGAGAAACCTATAGATTATTTCGGGATCAAATAGTTGTCCAAGAGAATAGGGAGACTGGTCATTATTATGCGAGCACCGGGCAATATGGTGCAATTGAAGGTTGGATGAATCAATTGTGGGGGTTACAATCAGCAATGATTATGAGGTTGTTTGCTGAAGAGTATAAACTTGATATCATTCAAATACTGACATACTCTGATGACATCAATACAATATTTAGAGTTAATGATCAGACAAAGCCAGATGATATATTTATATTATCACAGAGAGAATACATGAAATTTGGC